TTACTGCAGCTCCGCTATCCTGGTCACTGCTACATAAATGTCCTGTATCTTATACCAGGTTGGATAATCCACCACTCCGGATGCGGGAAGTCCGAATATATTCTGGAATTTTTTTACAGATGCAGCAGTAGCCGGACCATAAATACCATCCACAGTCACTGACGGGATGGCAGGATAGGCTTTTGCTATGGCATTAAGCTGTTCCTGGATCTGCTGTACCTTTTCTCCGGTAACACCGATAGTCAGGTCATATCCCGGCCAGGATGCGGGAATCCCGGAAACTGCTTCCGCCACATTGATATACATATCGTTTCCATAGAAGCTCCGCAGGATCTCAATGGCGGAATATCCCTGATCTCCCAGAGCTTTGCTTCCCCACTGGGTCATCCATCCCCGGTTCCTGCACTGCACCTGGTGTCCGTCACAGTACTGGGTCAGGATCGGCTGACGTACATCCGGTCTGGAAAGGTAGTTTTCAAAAAGTTCATCCACGATCCGGTCTATACTCTCAAAAATATTCCTGCCATGGATCCATTTGTGGTCGTATGCTGTGGAGGATGTAATGGTGAAATCATAACCCTTATTCCGGTACCACTCTGTATAAACTCTGTTCAGAGTAAACGACATGATTGCCAGAACATTGGCACATAAATGATGATACTATACAGATGATACAATATCCGTCCGGCAGTGGGTACCTGCCGGACTTTTTTTATAATAGGAAGTTATTTTGTGTTTGCCTTCATATGTTCGATCACCTTTTTCCAGGAATCAATACCGCAGGTTCCACTTACCTTTACGCCTGTGTTTTTCTGGAAAACTTTCAGAGATGCTTCTGTATCGTCTCCGAAATGGCCATCCACAGCAACACCAAGTACAGACTGCAGCACGGAAACTGCAACGCCGGAATTCCCTTTCCGGATGATCGGAAGCTGGGTTTCAAACTTTCCTGTCAGAACTACTGCTTTTTTTGAAGTCTGTACCGGATACACTGCTTTTCCGTTCCAGTCATAGATGGTGTAGCCCTGTTTCCACTCTTTCTTTGCATTCTCAAGGCTCTTATATGCTCCGATCTGGCTCTTGCTGTCAGCCCAGGACTTTCTTGTGCGGTAATACTTATCTACTGTTGGTGTGGTGGTCTCGGCTCCGATTGCCTGCTTGAACCGGTTCCAGTCGCCTTTTGCACGGATTGCTGATGGGCAATTCTTAGCGCATACATCGTAATGCTGCACAACTCTGTCTGCCGGGATTCCCAGCTGTTTCATAAGCTGTTTGCATACCTGGACTGTATTCTGGAAAGCTTTCTCATAATTATAGCCTGCCTGGACGCACATTTCGATTCCTACTGAATTTCTGTTGTTGACAGTACCGAACAGCCGGCCACCGTAGTTGACGCCTACGTGCCATGCTCCACGGTTGTATGGAAGTGCCTGATACGCCTCTGTGTCGTCCACATATACATGTGCGGAATAGCCCTTAAAGTTACCATCATGCTGTGCTTTTGCGTGTGCTTTCGCATTTGCACCTTTCGCATAGTTATCTGTATTGTGAATTACGATATATGCCGGTGTCTGTCCTGCATAGCTGTTGTTGTTACTGATAAGGCTTGTGTTGATATTCATGGTAGTACTCTCCTTTTCTGTTTTTGATGTCTTGATAGATAATATGCTGTTAAGAATGTTGATGATTTTCTGGCCGTAGTTCCTACCGGCTGCCCAGCCCTGGCCCTTCGGGTTCTCCTGGATGCCTAAATACTCGACATACTCCGCGCATCCTCTGTTGACGTATGTGTATCGCGGATCCACGCAACGGTTCTTCAGTCGGTCCGTGCAAGCGTAAGCCTGCAGGTGCTGGATCTGGGCCCGGATGCCCTCTGTCGGCGTCTTGAAGCTGTTGCCTTTTACACCTGTTCTGGGCACGCCCATGCCGCAGAAGTTGTTCTGGGCAAGTGTTACTGCCGATCCGCTGAATGTGAAGTTTCCGGTTTCCAGACAGGACTGGGCAAAAGCAATATCACCACGGACACCTTCCGCTGCCCCTTCTGTGATGTATAATGGAATCATCTTTATGACCGAATCGGACACCTTCGGATTCATCTTTCTGATATAAGCCCGCATCTGTTCAATGCTGGCCTGTGATTTTCCCATGATCTTTAACATGTTTTTCTCCTCTCTCAGGCTGCTGCCTGGAATAAACTCAGGATGAATTCTCTTCCCATCTGGGTGATACGTCTGTGATAGATCACCCTTCCGGAATCCAGGACTTCCTGCTTGATCTCTTCATATCCCTGATCACTGTATCTGGAATACATTACCCAGGTACCATTTACCTGATACTGGATTTTCTTCTCTGCCAGGATCCTGTTCAGCTGTGTTGCGGATCTCAATCCCAGCTCCTTGGCAATCTCAGTTACTGTGTAGGTTTTGTTTACGTGCATAAGGATGGCATTCTTTCTTTCTGCTTCTGCCCTGGCCGCACGTTCTTCTTTCAGTCTTGTAAGGAGTTCGATGCCGAAATTCGGATTGTTCAGGATGTTGTCGATCACCTGGTCTGTGGCGTACAGACCGTGTTTGTGAATCAAAGGTAATACTTCAGATGTGATCCACTTTTTAAAACGTTTTGCTGACGGGAGCTTACTGCAAAGAATCAAGCTGTAAAGACCAGATTCATTAATAATCCATCCTCCACGCTGTCCTAAACTCGATAACGATTCGTTATTGAGTTTGTCATCATCATCCACATGATCGGCAAGTGCTTTACTGGCATTTGAATACCCGAGAATCTCTGCCACATCTTTTCCAACAAAATACGGCTCCTCGTTTACCATTACAACACGTACTGAGCCAAGCTCTGCATTCTTAAAAACTTCCATTTCTTTCATCGTTTTCTCCTTTCAATCAAAAAGAGGACGATCACTCGTCCTCTGAATCCTCGTTTTCTGGATTGATATTAACTTTATCTTCCACCTGAGACTTTACATGTGTTACAAGCGGAATCAGGAATGCTGGAATTGTTACTCCCATATCTTTGATATTCTCCAGGATACTGATGATCTCGTTGCAAATAATCCAGATTGCCACAATGCAGGCTACTAGGAACGTAAATGGTAATGTGATGCCTGCAGTCTGGGAAGCATATAAAAGAAGCTGATCAATGATCGCTCCTACAATCACCAGAAGCCACATGCTCACTTTCTTCATGATTCCACGAATGCTTTTGTATGAATTGATATCTTCAGCTCTGTATGTAGATGCCATAAGTCCAGTAGCATAGTCAAGGACATTGCAGGCTACCATCAGGAATACCGGCACTGTCAGTACCCCGAGAATGGAGCTGATCAGTGCAAAAATTGCTGTAAAAATTGCTTTAATATGATTTTCGTTCATTGTTATTTCCTTTCTTCGCTGTTGCGCCGGCGCAATTTTCTGTAAAATAAAAAAGCCTGTTACGGCTCGGCTCTAATCTTCATAAATAAATCCTTTCTATCCTTTCAATCAAACACTGTTATTCTTATCTTCGAAAACATCTTCCGCTCCTTCGAACTCCGGAAGGGTTTTGAGATATTCATATGCTTCCTTGATACTCAGATCGCTAAATTTCTCAGTTTCATAGGTGACAATTTTCTGATAAGGTTGCTGAATCTCTCCAGCAAGTTGTTTCTTCCTGATTTTTTCTGAAATCAGAGAAATCACGGAAATAGAGCAATGACTGTTTACAGTATTGGATACATACAGGATGCGATGATATTCAGTAGTTATACCATCGTCCTGAATTACCTTCTTTTTTAATGCCATTTTGATTCTCCTTTAGCTGAATGTGATTTTTATACTTGCCGTGATAGCACACGCTGTGTTATTTGTGACATTAGTAGTGTTCGGCATTTTGGCTCGGATGTTTACGCCTTGGCCTCCATCCACAATTTCTGAAGTATATGATGATGGTTTCACATATAC